GCTACTTTTAATTACTTAGGAGTAATAGTCTCCAAAACCCAATTCCTAACTAGGAATTGTGGGCTCAAAATACATCCTTGGAAGTCCCGTGAAGAAATAGACAGAATAGTCTTCTCCAGCGGAAACATGGATGTCCCATGTGGTTTGTTCACCACCAACAGATTGAAGAGTGTAATCATACCCTTCATTGAAGAAATTGAGCCCAGTGTGATCTTCCTCCTTACCAGGAGTGAAACGCAAGGGCGAATAATACGGACATTCGAATTCGATAACAGGATTTAAGTAACCACACTGATACACTTGACCTCTCGTGCCAGTGAACGGTTTGTTCACTGACGGAGAGCCTAGAGCATTCAGCGTTGGCATAACACCTTGTCCCGCACTCTTACGCGTAGTATAACTCTCAGGTTTACTAACGTTAAAAGCATATTCAGTCTCACCCACGGGATGACGTTGAATATGCATTGAAGGTCTCCAGTCCCTACTAATAGGACCTCTAGGAAGCCATTTATATCGAATAGAACCGCGCCATCCTGAATGCGCTAACGTCACCCAATGGAGTAAAACTGTATTACAATAATTGTAACTAACACCTCCACTTGTACTATCCAGTGCTCCTGAAACTGCTCCACGCAGATAAGGAAACATGGAAAATCTACCATGCACTGACTGAGAAGACACTGCAGTTAGAGGTAGAGAACTCCATAGATTATACCGTTTCAACAATGTCCGAAAAGATACAACACATTCACCTGTAAAGACTTTATTAATATCAGAATTATCTGAAATCGTAGGTCCTAAGGTAGTTGCATTTGATTGCTGAGGTGCAGAAGGTTCTTCCGTGTTTTGAGATTCAGACACGATAGTACCTCCCTGCATTTCCATACCACTCTGGGCATCAAGAGACTTAAAAGTGAAATATTGAAAATAATCATCAGGAACGAACACTTCAAAATCATCACCCATCGACACGAAAACATTAACTTCAATATTGTTATCAATGGTCGAATTCGGAGTGGTGAGTTCATTCACAACATACATACCAATAACCCCATTACCGAATTGTTCATTCGATGTATAAGGGGTGGTACTGTACATTGATGTAATAGGAGTGGTTCCTGGTAAAGCCCTGTCGAGAAGCGTTCGAGCCTGACCGTTAGCAATTTCGACAGTAAAATCTGTTTGATCCGCAATATCAATGACGTTAAGGTAATTAGTATTATACTCATTACTTGCAAAGTGATTTGGGTCATACACAATCTTAACACGTCCTTTATGAAAGGCAGAACATACAATCTGAAAACGAAATCTCATCGAACCAGTCCAGTACTTAAATGGCATTGCTGCCATGGCACAGGCTGGAAAATGATAAGAAATGGGGGGTCCACCAGGGGTCTGTGCCCAAGTGCACGGATCAATTCTGGCATTCCACAACAACGTTTCAGGTGCTGTTCCAATATTCCAACTAAATGTAGTTAGATAAGACTCTCTCTTAGCGATCTCTTTAATATTCATACTATCTAATCCATTAAGACCTGCAATCCTGGGATCAATTGTCAATTCCTGTTTATCATCAACAGTCATCTTCGCAGGACCATCTCCTGTATTCGTAAGCGCAAGCGCCGAGGCAGAATATGGTTTAAACGGTTCTGGATTTTTTGTGACCGGAGGTCGACAATATCCAAACAACTTTGCAACTGAAGCGGTGGTTGTAGCCATCATGTCTGTTGCTTGTGCAAAAGGCCCAATTACTGGTACACTCGTAAGAGCACTAGCTACCTTAGCCACAGCTGTCGCTGGGCCAGAAACAACACCTTTGGCATTCGCTTCGTCAATTTCTTTACCAGACTGAGGGACGAGATCGTCCTGATCAACAGACGTTAATACAGACATCTCAACATCCT